CCAGCACCACCTAAAATTTCTGTACCATTAATATTAAATTCTCTTTCACCATCAATCCACCACCATTGATCGTCAAATCTTTGTCTTGGAGCTCTTTGTCTTCCACCACTTGATGATTCTGTAAGTTGTTCTTCTACATCAATACCTGACCAGTTTGTTTCCCATTCGTTCCAAACTGTTCCTAAAATGCCTGTTTCTTCTGCCATTGCTTTAAATTGTTCAAAGGCTTCTGAATCATCAATGACAACAGATGGTCTTACATCTGTCTCTTTCCATTCGTCTGAATCAGGAGAAAGTTCAATTGTTCCAGCCCAACTAAATACGTTATATGGATTTACATTTGAGAATGTAGAAGCATAAGGTTGATTTATATAATTAACTGATGTATGTGGCATAGTAACTATAGAAGCATTTTTAACTGCTGTTCCACTGTCACCAGATTTACGTACTAAGTTTACATTTCTTTCATCAAACTTAGGTCTTAGTATTCCATTTTTACGATCAATCGAAGCGGAATAGTCAATGTTACCACTATCACCCACATTATGATTTGTAAATGCATCAACAATAAATCCATTTTTTAATCTTGAGTTTAGACTGCTATCGAATAATTCTACGTCAGCAGCACTTTGTTCTAATAATGAAAGTGATGTATAATATTCTAAGTTTTTAATTCTTTTATCGAGTGAACCAATGTCTCTCATTGTATATCTTCTATTCTCTACAATTTTTGGTTTAACACCATTGATAGAAAATACATACGGAGCTAATCTAATATCATAGATTGCCATTGAGTCATTTGGTACTTCTGGAGCTTTTGGATTTTCTGATGGTACACCAACAGCTACTTTATATTCACCTTTACGTGATACATATAGTTTATCAATTCTTGGTAAATAATGAGTAATGTCTGCTCTAAATAATGAACTATTAGATGGTATATCTGTAACTGATGCTCCTGTTGAAGTAAAGTTAGCACCAGTATTATCTTTTCTTGGTCTAAAGTCTACGGCATCTCTTAATTGAATTGTACCATTTATACCACTAAATGATGGAATTGCTTCATAATCTGCTGATGGATATGAATCAACTGTAAAATAATCTCCAGCTTGGTGTGTGTAATAATCAAAAGTTACTGTAATAGAACCTGGATCAGATTGTCCACCTTTTAATGTTACTTTACCAATGTCATAAAAATTATCTCTTTGACCATTGTCTAATGTAAATCTATCTGTTACATCTACACTACCAGCAACGATTGAAGTTACTTTTATAATATCTGCTTTAGCTAATGAAAGAGACCCATTTGTAAGAGTACCAGTTACTGTTGCTCCAGGAACTTTATTTTTTTGTTTTTCTTGAAGACCAGATTTTGCGACATCTGCTACAAATGCAATTTGTTGACTTCCAGTTAAAGAAGTTGTACCACCGACATTTGTAAATGTAATTGTATCTCCTGAGATACTTGCTGTTACATCAGATCCTGAAAAAGCTGCGCCTGTATAAGCTCCTGATGTAGGTACAATTGATGCAACCACTGTGCTTATATTAGTAAAATCACCTTGACCTAATTGGAAGGTCATTGAACCAGCGTTTGTAATTAAATTTTGTCGTACTGTAAAACTTGTATTTACCTGTGATGGATTACCTGGATCATTTAATGTTTTGATTGCATTATATGGTAATTTATATACTAAAGAACTATTACCACTATCAAAAATAGTAGTTGATGCTAGGTTACCTTTAAACTTAATTGTTCCACCATCATCCCACACAACACTGGCAACTGAACTAAATGCATTTGAACCACTCATAGCGATATCAAATATAAACAATCTATTATCATTAGTACCAAGATTTTGAGAAAGACCTCTTACTCTTGCTGTACCTATTACTGATCCTCCACCATTTACTGCACTATGTAAATCAATAGTTTCAAAATTATTTAAATCAGGTATACCTATAAGATTAGCATCATTTAATTTTATAAAGTTACCAACTAATAAAGTAAGTTGTTCTTGGTTAACATCTCTTGTAGCATCGCTTCCACGTGGTTTATCTAATTCAACATATTTTGTTGTAGTATTTTCTACACGGAAACCTTTAACATAACCTACATTTGGCTCAACACCAATTGCTAATTTACTTGCATCTCCACCATTACTTGATGTTAAATAACCATTATTACTTCCATCATCTAAATGTTGTCTTACATTTAATTGATATGGATTTATTGAATAATCTCCAGACTCTTCAAAAGTACGTCTTGCAAGTCTTTCTGTTAATTCTGTATCTTGATTTTTATCTGTTTTATCTGCTGTTGCTTTACCATCTTCAATAGTTAATAATGTAACATAACTATCTTCTGTTCTATTAGAAAGATCAGGATCCTGCTTAATAAGTGTTGTAGTAATTTGATATCTATCAGCACCTGGAGCAGCATAGTTAGGAGTTCCTTGAGCATTATCTACAAGAGTTCCATCAGCATCTGATGATATTGTATTTTCTGTAACTTTTAAACCAACAATATAATTAGGTGTGTTTGTATATTTGTCTAGTAATAATGTACCTCCTGGTACAAAAACAAAAGAACCAGCGATGAAATAAACACCTTCTTCAACATTTACAGCTGAACCCTGACCTATTGGATTTGTGATTGATGAAGCAGTATTAGAATTGTCAATATTTGATCCACCCCCGACCATACCAAATGGAGTTCCGGATGCGTCAGATTGAAATAATTCTCCAGCAACAAACTTATTTACTGTTCTATTAGAACCACCAGCATCTTTATATCTAATATATAAAGTATTTGGATCACCAGACTCGGATGCTACAACTTGTAAAACTTCAGCAGTAACTTGATTGCCTGTATTTGCAGTACCAGTAATTGTACTACCAACTAAAGTACTTAAATAAGTATCTGAATTAACGCTTGCGCTTCCATTCCAAAATGTTGATTCTATTTTTATAAAATCATAATTAACATTTAATGTAGCTTTACCATTTACAACACGCGATCCATCTTTGAATGCAAATTGACCATATCGATCAATTTGTGCCTGTAAGGCTGTTTGCATTTGAGTAAGCTCTCTAGCCTGAACAGAAAATCCAGGTTTAAATAAGATTCTATGATAATTTTTTGATTCATCGAAATCATCATAGTAAGGAGCGACGTTATAATTTTTTACTACTGTTGTTGCCATAAATTTTTCCTAATATTATATCTATATTAGAATTCTAATATAACTTTAATATCTTCAATCTGAGTTGTTGTTCTATTAATTGGAGCTCTATTTTCTAAGAATAGAATCTCGCCACTGTGTCTATCAACTTCAGGATCTCCTACTGCAGTACTAGCTAAAGCTTTAGTATTTTGTCCTGTTTGTCCTTGAATATTTTCACTATCTTGGAATACACCATAACCAGTTTTGTCATTTTGTATATAATAAAGATAACCACTTGTTGAATTGATTTCAACGATGTATGCTTGAGCACCTGATGTTTGACCTACTATTAATTCATCAACTGCAAAAAAGGTATGATCCGATGTTGTAGCTAAATCTAAATAGTTCATAGCTTTTAAGGTAGGTGCTGTTGCTAATGCTCCCGCTAAAGGAGTTGCATTATAAACTCTTGGATTTTTAATAAGCATAATTTGTCTAAAATCATTACCCACTGTAATATCACCACTACCATCTGCACCATCTAAAAGTACATTAAGCGATGAAAAGAAACCACCAAGTTCTTCTTTTGGATTTACTCCATGTCCTTCAACTGGAGCTAAAACTGCTCTTGCAGTAGCATCTGAACCACTACCACCTGAAATTACAATATCAGCTACTCGATAATTTGTACCTTTTGCTGTGACGGTAATTGCTGTAACTGCTCCACCTGAAACTGTAGCAGTTGCTGTTGCGCCTGATCCATCACCCGTAATTGTAACTGTAGGAGAAGTTACATAACCTGTTCCACCAGCTGTTACTTCAATTCTTTCTATACCAGCAGCTGTTGCTGAATCTCTTGAAGCTTTTTGGTTAAGATATTGAGCAAAATCTGCTTCATTTAATGAAGCTTCTGCTGCTGCATCATTTGCATAATCAAAGGTAAGTCTATCAGCTGCAGTTAAAGATTGTGAAGCAGATAAAGTAAGAACATTACCATTTATTGCTGATACTGTTGGAGTTCCGGAAACATTAGAACCTGAAACAGTCATACCAATTACGATATCTAAATTAGATGCTGTAAGAGTAACAGTAGTACTAGAAGATGTAGTGGCAGCTACAAGTCCTTCTGTACCGAGTGATACTGTTTTTGTTGGCATATAACTATTTGTTAAAAACTTTTCTGCGTCAGCTACAGAAACTGTATACATGTATTTCCATGTATATCCATCTGATTCTGCTTGCGGATCTGTAAGTGTTTGAGTAGGCTGAATACTTGAAGCACCACCTCCTGCTTTGATAACTTTATATACTTTAAATTCAGATGTGATTACATAAAATGCTTTATCAAAAATTGATGGGTCATCTGAATCCCATGCTACATAACTATTACCTGATGTCCACGTATATCTTGGTACAACGTTTGCTAAATCTGCTCCTGCAACTTTTTTCATTGCAATAAGATTTCCTCTTGCTTCTCCTAAATCATCTAAATGATCATTTGGCGTAAAAGGCGTCGTATCAGTCGTATCTGATGTTGTCAATCCCCATACATCGGATTTACCAATTGCTACATATACGTTATTATCTGTGACATCTTCTTTGAAGTTATTAGCGTTTAAAACTCTAAAATTTGATGTTACTATTGCTGCCATAATTGTTTCCTTTATTCAATGTCTATAAAAGTAGACGTGTTATATTTATTTATATCACTTGAGTCGATAGTTTGTATCGTATTTGTACCTAAAAACTCAATTGTTTGGTTAGTATTATACAGTCTTGGACTTGTAAAAAAGTTTTGACTGCCTTTTCTTTGTTTATATCCATTATTTATTATAGTTCTAAATGCTGAGTTTTTTAATGTTACTAAATGTTCTGGTAAAAATTTATCAGCAGAACCACTTGTAGTCATTATAGAACCACTAGATTGTCTTGGATTAATTTGTCTTCCTAATGTTGGTTTAGCATCAGTATGATTAAGACTTAATATTAGAGTTTCAGGTCCATCTTTTACTCTATTTTCATTGTTAACCTGACTACCAAGTTTTACTATAGGATCGAGGATATAACCAGATCCTGCATTAGTAATATTTATACCTGTAATTTCTCCTTCAGAATCTAAGGTAAGTGTTGCAGTTGCTAATACATTAGTACTTAATGGAACACCTTCTGAGTCGACTGATGTTGGTTGTGGAAATATAACAGTTGGAGCAACTTTATAAGTCTTATCTGCAAGATTTAATAATTCCACACTTGCAATTGAACCCGCATTTGCATTAGCTGCAACAGATCCAAATAATGATGTCCAACCTCCACCTCTTGTATTAATTGTTACATTGTCTTCATCAAGTCTTCCATTTGAATCAATTCCAATTGTAACTGTTGGTGCAACACCACTTCCACTTGATTGTTCAATACCACTAAATGTAATTGCTGGAGCACTTGCATAACCAAATCCTGGTTCAACAATTGTTACTGTATTTAATTGACCATCTGTTTTTGCTGCAGTTGCATTCGCAGTTTGACCAGTAAATCCATGATCAGTTCCTCCTCCTGCGCTACCAAAGTTAATTGCAACACCAGGTAAATTAATATGATCTTCTAATTGAATTGTTGTTGCTGTAGGAGTTGTTAATACTCGATAAAGTTGACCTGTATTTAAACCACCAATAGGACTATTACTACCTGAGTCATATGTTATAATAGAACCTACAGGTAAAGCTGCAACTTGAGGAGCTGTAAGAGTAATTGTATCTGCAACACCATCAACAGTTTGACTTAATCCAAAATCAGATCCATCAAATACTATTCTTGTAGGAGCAGAAAGAGTTAAAGTTGGTATTTGATAATCCTGTCCTCCTGAACTAATTGAAAGAGCATTGACAGCTCCAGCAGCTACAGTTGCTACAATTACGGCCTCTGTATGTCCTGGAGGATTTCCACTATCATCAGCTTCAACTGTTGGTGGAGCAGTATATCCACTTCCTCCTGATGTAATTGTTGTTGAAGTAATAATACCATTTTTTAGTGCCAATGAAAGAGTACCAGATTTATGTATCTTTGCAATTGTATTTGGTAAAAATGTTGATGAAAAAAGTTCAACAAGTAATGGTATATCTTCTGGACCTATAACACCAGGTTGTTGTCCTGGCATTGAAATTAAATTTTTAGCTGCAGTTAATACATCATCAACTAAATTAATAAATATTACTACCTCAGCAAAATATACAAATCCAGCTGGGTGAACAAGTTTATCAAAAGAAAATTCCCAATCTTTTAAATTTTTACCAGTCTTAATTATATAACTAAACTTTTGAAACTTTAAACTATCTTGTATTTTAATATTATGAGAAAGTTGACCTTTAGTATCTAAATATGTTCCACGTGGAACAAATGTAATCGATTGTCCATCGGCTAAAGTTACCGCGTCTGATAAAGTAATTGAAGTACCATTAATTGCTTCAACACGTATATCATTTAATAAAGTAATTGTTGTTCCTACTACAAGTTTAGATGAAAGACGTATATTTTCATCAGCTGCTGATATTGTTAAACTAGTACTATTAGACACTGCACCATTTACGGTTGCTGTAATTTCAGCAGGTTGATCCCAGTCTCCAGATGAAGGAACTAATACGCTATCGAATGGAAATTCAACTTCAACAGTTTCATTAAATAAAAGTCTAAAAAAGATTTCAATTGAATCAGCACTTCCTCTTAATTTATAAAAATCGATAAGTTGTTTATAAAGGTTTCTTTTATTTACCGTTACATTTCTTGGAATCGCTGCAGCAATTTCTTTCTGCATGAGTTCTAAATAATTAGTATCGTTTCCATCAATGTTCATTGCTTTTTCAATATTGTTCATTACATAAGATGGTCCAGGACCAACCCAGTATTTTACAATAGTGGTAAGCTTAGCTGAGAAACCATTATAACTATCTAAACTTAAAACTGCAAATGTCTTACCTATTTCAGATGTCGATGCTGCAAGTGTGCCTGGCAATTCATTACCATTTGTAATTGAAACATTAATATCACCTAGTGGTATATTTGTTGTTGTACCATCTGGTGATGTTAATACTAGTGTAGAATTTGCTCCCGTTTCATCAGTAAAAAATTTATTGTTTTCATTATTAGGATCAGATATTCTGAATCTTGCAATATTATCTACAACAATATCAGTAAAAGTTTCAGTTTCTTGATAGATAAATTCGTCCATGTTCATGAACGTATAATATGACTTTAAAAACTCATTTAATTTTGTACGATCTTCTAAAATCTCAGATGGTATAAGTTGATCAAGACGAATATTCTCTTTTGTATCATGCAAAGTAGAATTATCTAATTCAACTATTCCAGGAGTTAATGAAGATTTATGAGCCATTATTTAAATCTCGAGGTCGTTGTATATGATATTGAACCAGATGAACCTGCTGTAGCAATTGTATCAATTTCTGGAGTAATAGTTACAAAATCATTATCGATAGAAATTAATTGATCGCGTTTTGGAGCAAGATCAAGTGAGTTAGGTAAAACTGTAATTTTAATTTTAGTTGTATCATTTGGTATAAAATTATTTAAAGTAATTTTTCCAGCTGATGGTTCTAATGTACCAGCATTACTTATAACAGTAATATTAACGTCATTAACAATTTTATAAATGAATATTTTTCTATTGGATGAATTCGCAATAGGAGCATCTCCAAAGAAATGATCAGTCGTTGGATCAGATGCTAAACCAAATGCTGTTGAATTTAAAATAAATTTAGTTGAATCTCCTGATTCAAAAAATGGAGATGTAAAAACAAGAGTATGATTTTGTAGATCAACTAAACCATTTGCATCTAATGTAGGAGTAATCCTTTGAAACATTCTTGGACGTACAATTGTATTTAATATTGCAGGATCTGAATTATCTATTGCTCTTGTTAATTGCGAATGTCTAAATACACCATCAAATTTATTTAGGTTATTAAAGTTGTAATCAGAAATTGTATCTCTTACAACCGCTTGTAATTCAACTGA